CTGCCGAAGAACTTGCAAAAGCACCTCGACCACCAAAATCTAAAAACTATAAAGAAGATGGATCGGGAATCGTCATAACAGAAAGAGACAAAGCGCCGTTATATCCTCGTGCAGATGAGATGAGTGAATTTGATTATGAATCTACACACCTTGACGAACCAACAACATCAAGAATTGCAAGACATGATCCCGAATATATGTCTAAAACATTTATTCAAGAGAGAAAAGATAAAGTTGTAAAGGGAATTCCTACTGTAAATTCTACTTGGGATGAACCAGAAACAAAGTACGATGCAAAATATCCATACAATAAAGTTATGGAAACCGAATCAGCACACTTACAGGAATTTGATGATACTCCTGGTGCAGAACGAATTCATATGGCTCATAGAAATGGTTCGTTTCAAGAGTGGTTTCCAAATGGTGATAAAGTTGAAAAAGTCACAAAGGGAAATTATGAAATTGTAATGGGTGACGATTATGTTTATATCATGGGTAAATGTAACATAACGGTTCAAGGTGACGCTGAAGTTTATGTTAAAAAAGACGCTTATGTTAAAATTGACGGTAACGTAGATGTAAAAGTTGGCGGTAATTACAATGAACAAGTTGGCGGTACATATAATGTTCAATCTGGTGGAAACATGAAATTTGTAGCACCTAGAATTGACTTGAATCCATAAGAGGAAAAAATAAATGCCTTATTCGAATTTAAGTATTAATTTAGCAACTTCAGCCTCAAATACTGCAAATATTGTAATTGCATATGAGACTGATGGTGCGAATTCAAACGTCGGAAATGCCGTAGTATTGTCGATTGCTGTAGATTATAGTAATATTTTTGAAAGACTTGCTATCACGGCAAACAATATTTTCGGTCAACTAACTGCATTAAATCAAAATGTAATTAATACAAATTCTATTTTACAAAACACATATGTCGTATTGAATGATACAAAAAATATTCTACAAAATACTCAGGTTGTTTTTCAAAATACGCAGTCTGTTCTTCAAAATACACACAATGTTTTGTTGAACACCTACAATGTTTTTGTCGATATAGAATCGGATACTACAGGAATCAATATAGCGTTGACCCATGTTGATGCGTATATGAACAATATTAATTATAGAGGATCGAATAATGATATTGGTTTTGTTGTTAAACAAAGTCAACAAGATGCGGGTCCACTATCAGCAGAACAGGAAAGAGCTATCGTAGTATCGACACTTAAGACTTCTGGTGGTTTGGATAACATGATAGCAGAAATTAACAATCCAACACCATTACCAGGAGATGTTTGATGCCTGCTGTCCATAGATATGGTGATATTTGTACTGGGCACAATACCTGTGAACCTAGACCAAATATTTCAGCATCAACCGATGTTTACGTTAATAATAGGGGCGCACATAGAACTGGTGATTCTTGGGCGGTCCATTGTAAGCATAGTAGCGTTTTAGCGACAGGTAGTTCGACTGTATTTGTTAATGGCAGAGAACTTGGGAGAATTGGAGATTTGGTTGCTTGTGGATCTTTAACAGCAACTGGATCCGAAGATGTTTTCGCCGGAGGATGAATAAATAGAACATGGCAACTTTAAAAACAATAGAAACGTCTAGAACATTTGTAGATTTGGATCTGAATTTTAATATTCATCCGATTCGAAAAGACATAAATGTCCATAAAAACGAGTACGCAATTATAAATTCCGTAAAAAATCTCGTTTTAACAAACTTTTACGAAAGACCGTTTCAGCCAGAAATTGGAAGTAATGTTCGCAGATTGTTGTTCGAAAATGTCGATACAATCATTGCGGCTCAATTAGAAAGAGCAATTGAAGAAACTATTTTAAATTTTGAACCTAGAGTGAGTGTTTCTAGGGTTACTGCTGTTCCTAGACCAGACGAAAATCAATATGGTGTCGAACTTGAATTTTTCGTCGTCAATCTTACAGATCCAATTACTATAAATTTCTTTTTAGAACGAGTACGATAAATGGCAGATCGTTTAAGAGTTACAGAGTTAGATTTTGATACGATCAAAACTAATCTAAAAGCATTTTTAAAGCAACAAGCAGAATTTACAGACTACGACTTTGACGGTGCTGGTCTTTCTGTTCTGATTGATTTGTTGGCATATAATACTCACTACAATGCATATTATTTAAATATGATTGCGAATGAGTCTTTCTTGGACACGGCACTTCTTCGTGATTCTGTCGTCTCTCACGCCAAAACTTTGGGCTACACACCATTTTCAAGAAAATCAGCTTCGGCTACAATTAATTTTACTGTTCAAACAGATAATGTAACAACTGGAACCTTAATTATACCCAAGGGCTTTCGTTTTCTTTCAAATCAAATTGATGGTGTTGTATATAACTTTATCGTTCTTAATGACACTACAGTTACAAAATCGAACACAAATTACACTTTCGAAAATTTAGTAATTAATGAAGGCATTTTAAATTCTTATCGTTTCGTTCACGACAATCAAAGTAATCCGAAACAAATCTTTACTCTACCTGATGTTAATATTGATACATCAACATTGACTGTAACTGTTTCGCCTTCAGTATCAAATACTGCAATTTCAACATATCAACTTGCATTAGATGTTACGGAAGTTAATGCAACTTCTGAAGTCTATTTCTTGCAAGAGTCGAGATCGGGAAAATTTCAAATCTATTTTGGCGATGATGTTTTGGGTAAATCATTGCCTGATGGCGCGATTGTAACTGCGACATATCTTGTTACGAATGGTACTGCTGCAAACAAAGCTAATAATTTTGTAGCAGCAGCAACGTTGACTGACAGTAACGCTGAACTTTTGACTGAATTTGTAGTACAACCGATTTCAGCAGCAAACGGTGGATCTGAAAGAGAAACTGTAGATAAAATCAAATATGGTGCACCATTACAATATGCAAGTCAAAATAGACTTGTAAGTTATAAAGATTATGAAATCTATATTCGAAAATCATATCCCAATTTAGATTCTGTCTCTGTCTGGGGTGGCGAAGATGAAGTTCCACCAATCTACGGTAAAGTTTTTATTTCATTGAAACCTACTGAAGGTTTTTATATTTCAGAAACGGAAAAAGCAAGAATTTTAAATACTGTGGTAGACCCGAGAGCAGTAGTCTCAATTATTACTGAGTTTAGAGATCCAGAATATTTGTTTGTCAATACAACGACAAATGTTCAATACGATCCAAAGAAAACTACAAGAACTTCTGATGCATTAAAAGTTGATATTAGAAATGGCATTCTATTCTATAAAAATACATTCCTCGATCAATTCAATGCACGTTTTGCGATATCGAAATTGCAAGAGGCTGTTGATTCTGTAGATACGAATTCGATTGTTGGATCAGAAACAACAATTAGAGTGCAGAAAAGATTTACTCCAGTTTTGGGAAGAGTTTCTAACTATGTTGTAAATTTCAACGTACCATTATTACAGGGAACAACTTTCAATAAGCTAAGTTCGAATGAGTTTAGAGTTAATGATTCCAGTGGTATCGTAAGAACTGTAACACTAGAAGAAGTTCCAAAATCATTTACTGGCGTGAATTCTATAGAAATATTGAATCCTGGCACGGGTTACACTTCGGAACCTACAGTAACAATTACTGGCGATGGTTTTGGTGCAACAGCTCGCGCAATAATTTCTTTAGGACGAATTGAAAGAATAGAAGTCACGAATCCCGGTATCGATTATAATCGTGCTGTAGTGACAATTACTGGCGGTGGTGGTTTTGGAGCATCTGCTCTTGCAGTTATAGATACAAGAGTCGGTCGTCTCAGAACGGTTTATTTCACAGAAAATGCTGAAAGAGTTGTCGTTAAATCTGATGTTGGACAGATTGATTATGATAACGGTATTGTTTCTTTAACTGACATTAACGTATTATCTGTTGTTGATTCCGACGGACTCATTAGAATTAATTCCGGATTGCAAAATAATATTATTCAATCTGAAAGAAATACGATTCTTACAATTGATGAAACTGATCCCGCTTCAATCGTAATTAATTTACAAGCCCTATAATGACAGACTTAAAAACATCACTACTTGTTAATAGGCAGGTTCCCGAATTCGTTCGGGAAGAACATCCTAAATTTATTTCATTTCTTGAAGCATATTACGAATTTTTAGACCAAAGTGCTGGCGCTTCTGGCAAAGCCAAACAATTAAGAAACATTTCGGATGTTGATGAATCTTTAGATGAGTTTGAACAGCAATTCTTCAACTCTTTTCTCCCTTTCATTCCACGAGATGTTGATGTTAATAAAGAATTAATCATCAAGCATATTATGCCTCTATACCTTTCGAAAGGTTCTGAAAGGGCATATCGTTTACTTTTTAGAATGCTGTTTGGTGAAGAAATCACAATTCAAAATCCTGGTAAGCAGATTCTTCGCGCATCCGATGGAAGATGGTTGAAAGAAAGTTTTCTTCGCGTTGAATTGGATGCGTATAGTGAATATACAGCAAACGGAAATACTTCAATATATTATCTGCCATATGAAATAGATTCATCTGACGTTACAGTATATGTTGACAATGTTATTTCTACGGATTATGAATTTAGAAAAGAATATCGAAAAATCATTTTCGATTCAGCACCAGCAAGCAATTCTGTAGTGAGAATTGCGTACAATAACTTTAATGTTGGCGTTTTAGAAAATAGAAGAATTTCTGGACTATCATCAAATGCATATGCGCTTATCGAAAAAGCAGGTGTTAAAAGTGTTTCTGGCGTAAGTTCATATCAACTTTTTATTAATCCGAAAACTACATTTGGAACATTCAGTAACGGCGAAACATTAGAGTGTGATATTAGATATAATGGTTATACAATACCAATTTTCTTAAAAGCATATTCAGATATTTCTTCGATTACTGTTGTCAATGGAGGATCTTTTTATAACATTGGTGATCCAGTTATTGTTCTCGGCGAAAGTATAAATCCTGCTGTTGCCGTTGTCGAAAGTATTGCTACTGGTGCAATCGAAGAATTGATAGTGCTTGATGGTGGTGCAGGTTTTAAAGTTGATAATGATGTATTAGCACAAAATGTGTCTCAAGTCTTTTTCCAAGCATATGCTCAAACTGTAGACACCAGCGGCGCAAATACTGCAAACTCAATAAGTTTCAATATTGATTTAATTTCCGATTACGCAAACGTAAACATTTCCAATTTAGATTTTGGTTTTCCTGCAAATACTGATGCTGATGTAAATGCCGTAATTTCAACGGCTCTTACTTCAAACACTCTGTCAAATATTGGTCCGATAACTTCAATATATGTTGCAAATTCTTCGATTTCTTCGGGAATTCGTCCAACGTTTTTTGCACAGAGTACAGTTATTTTCTCGTCTACAAGAGTCGGTGATCTTGGATCAATCGCAAGAATAACGATCAATAATGGCGGTCAGAGTTATAACATTGGTGATTATCTAGTTTTTACAAACACACTTTCATTCTCTGGACAAGGTGCGAATGCATATGTGTCGAATGTTAGTGCGAATGGTGCGATTACAAAAATCGCATTTAATAATCCAGGACTTGGATATCAGGAAGAATATTATCCAACAGTAACAGTAAATAGTGCGAATGGATCGGGAGCAAACTTAGAAGTTTCTGCTCTATTCGGACAAGGCGAAAATATTTCTTATGTTTTTGAAAATGAAACTCCTGGAAGAATTCTCACGATCAAAATTTTAGAAAGTGGTAGCGGATATACATCAGCACCTTTAATCGATTTGTCTAGAAGCGGAAGTGGTACTGCAACTGCATATTCAAATCTGGGACAAACGGTCGTTCAACTTTCCGGTAAATGGACCACTTCTGATAGTATTCTTTCAGATGATCAAATCAGACTACAGGGGCAAGATTATTACATTAATTACTCATATGTCATAGGCTCTAAAGTAGAATTTCAAAGATATAAAACTCTGCTCAAAAACTTGCTACACCCTGCAGGATACATAAATTATGCCAGATATAAAATTGAGGAAGAAGTTTCAACGGGCATTTTAGCCAACGGCGTTTCTACCTTAACTTTAACTGTTCCTGGAACAGTTTCCGTGACGAATAATTCAAACACGATTACGGGTACAAATACGTATTTCCAAGTTGCTAATACTTTAGGTATTATTGGTGCAAATTCTGTAATCGTAATTAATGATGAAACACGAAATGTAATCACGGTCAGTAGTAACACAACAATTGTTGTGAATAATGTATTTACATCGAATTCTAGCAACACCACAATCAAAATTCTTGCATAAATAGAAATTATGGGTACAAATTACACATCAAGAAAATTTAAAACTGAAACAGCAAGAAGATTCAAAGAGTCTTTTTCTGAGAGCGCGGCTTCTCCTAAAATAGGATATATCTTTATTGGAAAGTCTACTCCATATGCCAATGATAATGTTGCATCTCAGATTTTCGATACTGTAGATACAGAAAAGAAAATTTGGGATCAAATGATTGCGGCAAAGAAAGTTGTTCCTGGCGATCTAGAATTTGTGATCCCACTACGTCGATGGACCGCAAATACTCGTTATATGCAATATGATGACCAATGTCAATTAGACATTTTGGTTTCTGGTGGAACAGATGGAAATACCGTAATTTATCCAATGTATGTGATCAACTCACAAAACGATGTTTACAAATGTATTTGTAATAATGTAAATGCGTTATCACAGGTTGAACCCACTGGTGATTATACTACGAATGAAGGATTTATAGTTACTGAAATCGAAGGCGGCACTTGTTATTCGTGGAAATATATGTATACGATCCGCGAATCGAATAAGTTTTTGACTTTGGATTGGATGCCAGTTCCATATACACTTGCGAACGTTGCTGCAAGCGAATATAATTTAAGTGCAAATAATTTGGTTGATGGTGGATTGAGTAAAATTCTCGTCACAAATTCGGGAACAAATTACTTCCACAGTACGTTAAATGTTTCGCCTTTCTACGCAAATTCTTCAACTCGTTTGCTTGAAGTTATTGGTGCATCTATCGATATAACAAAAGTAAAAACAAACATGGCAGTTTCTGGCAATGGTATTTTTACGGGAACTTATATTACAGACGTATATCCAGGAAATAATAGAATTCTACTTTCCGATGCGACGATTGGCAACGGAAGTTCTATTAATGTATCGACAAGAATTGTAATCGAGGGTGATGGTACTGGAACTGCAACTTCGGTAAGACTTGTATCAAATTCAATCAATAAAATTGATGTTACCACAACCGGTACTGGATACACCAGAGCCAACGTTGTAATTTATGGCTCTGGCACTAACGCCGCGGCCCGCGCAATTTTACCACCAAAATTTGGGCATGGTTATAATCCTGCTGCTGAATTTGGCGCAAATAACGTAATGATTGTCGAAAGAATTGGTGAAATTGACGCAACAGAAAATGGATTAGTACCCATAGAACCTACATTTAGACAATACGGACTTCTGCTGAACCCGTATAAATATGGTAGTAATGTTGCTCTGACTGCATCACAAGCAAATGGAATTTTCGTTTTGACTACCAATTTAACATTATTGTCTGGTGTATCATATACGTTGGGTGAATATGTTTATCAAGGATCAATATCTCAACCAAATTTCTCTGGAATTATTATTTCACAGACAGCAGGTACTGTAAAGTTGACAGATGTTAAAGGTTCTCCAATAATAGGTTCGACATTAGTTGGACAAACATCGTCTGTAGGTAGACCTGTGGTGAGTGTGAAAAATCCAGATTTGACGCTTTATGCTGGTGATATTGTTTATGGCGAGAACATTTTGAAAGTACAAAGATCGCAAGGTCAAGCGGAAGAAATTAGATTAGTCTTTAAATTTTAAGGTTCATTCATGCTATCAGATTATAATTTTAATTTAAATCCATATTACGATGATTTCGATGAAACGAAAAACTTTTATCGAATTTTATTTAAACCAGGATTTGCTGTTCAGGCACGTGAATTAACTCAACTACAAACACAATTACAAGATCAAATCTCTAAATTCGGCGATCATATTTTCCGCGAAGGATCTGTCGTTTTAGGTGGTAATACTTTTTACAATGATGTTAATTACATTAGAGTAACAAGAAACAATGCATTAACGAATTTCGACGGACAAATTTTCGAAGGTCAAACTTCTGGCGCACGTGGTAAGGTAGTCAAAACTGTCGCTGTATCTGATACAATTGCAAAAATTTATTTCAGTTATCAAACTGGCACATTATTTCAAAAGAATGAATTAGTGGTTTGTGATGGGAATAATAACACGGAAACAATTGAAAATACTGACACATTTACTGGCTCTGCTACGGCATTTTCAATTGATAGTGGCGTTTTTTACATTTACGGAAACTTTGTATATTGCGCGTCACAAACAACGATAATTGCTGAAGATGCTTCAGCAACTTGCAGAATCGGATTGCTTGCAGAAGAAACAATCAAAACGCAAAATCAAGATACTTCATTGCTTGATCCAGCATTGGGTTCATACAATTATTCGGCACCAGGTGCTGATCGATATGCTATCACTTTAACATTAACATCATTTGCATACGATCCTTCCATCGATACTGCCGAAGAAAATGCATCAGATAATTTTATCGAACTCTCTAGATTTGTAAACGGTCAACAAGTATCTGTAGTTAGATATCCTCTATATTCAGAACTTGAAGATACTTTAGCTCGTAGAACATTTGATGAGTCGGGCGATTACACAGTTCGTCCATTCTTACTTAAAGTTATTGATCATGTTTACGGCAATACAGATTTACTCTCTTTACAAATTGATCCGGGTAAAGCTTATGTGAAGGGTTATGAGTTCGAAACGATTGCACCAACTTATCTAGATTTACCAAAATCAAGAGCAACTTCTTTTGAAAATGAATTCCCACTTTTCGTAAATTACGGCAAATATTTTTATATTAAAAATCCATCAAAAGCTTCGTTAGACTATACAAGCAGCCCAACAATCACGCTTTTAAACGGCACAGATACATCTACGGCAAATGTCATTGGAAATTGTCGTGTAAAATATATTGAATATGATTCGCAAGATACTGATAATCAAAGCATCTATAAGCTTTATGTTGACAATTTAAATATCTTTGATCCTGCGAATAATTCAACCAACAACATTGTATCTCTTAATACATCGACTTATCAAGCAAATATTGCGTCGAATGCATACGCAACTTCAGTAACATTGGAAGGTAATGACAGTTCTTCGTTTATTATCAGAATTCCAAAAGATTATGTTGCGTCAGTCAATTCGGCAGAATTGTCATATCAAACGCTTACGAAAATTGCCACGAATGCACAATTTATTGCTGGTGCATCGACGTTAGATAACACTGGTGTTTCGAATCAAATTTTCTTAGGTAGTGGATTATTAAGCGAGTCCGACACTCGCGCATTATTCCATGTTGTTGCTGTTTCGAATCCAGCAAGCGATGCGAACATTTCTATTGGTTTGCCATTGGACTATGATAGGCACCAATTGAGAATTACTGTAACTGACGAAGATACTATATCAATGACAACAAACGTTGCCAATAGTTTTGAAGCAACCGTATTCTCAAAAGTTTCTATTTCTGGTGCTGCTCAGAAGAGTAAAACTAGACAAACTGGAACTGTGGTAATTTCTGGTGCATCGTTAACTGTTGCAAATCTTTCGTCATCAATTTCATTGGAAAAATCAGATTGCGTTGAATTACTTTCAGTAATTGCTTATTCTGACACTGGCACTCCTTACGATTATACCAGTTCCTATGATTTTGATACTGGACAAACAGATACATTATATGATCATGGTTCGATTAGATTGAAACCAGGTTTTGTCGATCCATTAACTGCTAATGTTGCTGCTAATTTATCTTCTGCGAATGTGACAGTCAATTTTGCATATTACTCACATTCGGGCACAGCATCTGGATATTTTAGCGTAAACTCTTATATCGATAATGGCATTAGTTACGAAAGTATTCCAACATATACATCATCGACTGGTGCCGTTTTTGATTTAAGAAATTGTATAGATTTTAGACCAAGAAGAACTGATGGCGCAACATCAATTACTGGCAAACTCTTAGCAGAACCTTCTTCTATAATTACAACAGATTTTACACATTATCTTGGTAGAATCGATAAACTCGTATTGACAAAAGAAAGAAAGTTCACGTTAATTCAGGGTATTCCTGCAATTCAACCATCAACACCAGTTGATATGCCAGATTCGATGAATTTGTATGTTCTCACAATTCCACCGTACACGAAGTCAAAAGAAGAAGTGACATTCTCGTTCGTTGAAAACAAACGCTATACGATGCGAGACATTGGAAAAATTGAAAAGCGAGTGGAAAAGTTAGAATATTATACTGCACTCTCCTTACTTGAAAAGCAAGCAAAAGACGAATCGATTGTTGACGTTAATATGCTTGATAGATTCAAAAACGGTATTTTGGTTGATTCTTTTGCGGGACACTCTGTTGGTGATGTTTCTCATCCAGATTACTCATGCTCCATTGATTATGTCAATAGAATTTTGAGACCAAGATTCTCATCATATTCATATACTTTTGATGTTGCACACGGTTCGAATTATGTGAAATCTGGTGACTTGGTTACTTTAAATTATTCGACAGAAACTTTTATTAATCAACCACTCGCATCACAAACAGTAAATCTTAATCCGTATAATGTGTTCTTGTGGAACGGTGTGATGACACTTGATCCACCGTCAGATAACTGGATAGACACTACAGTAAAACCAGACGTTATCGTCAACTTGAATGGTGAAAATGATGTTTATACAGTTCTTGCCAATAATGTAAGCAACCCTGCGTCATCTGGGGTTCGTTGGTCGGATTGGAAAACTGTCGTTAATGGTACACCACAATCCACAAGTCAACAATCAACTTCTTCTGCTGTATCAACGACTACTGCGAACGGTAAGATTTTACAAACGACAAGCACAACAACGTTTAATAATCAAACAACTGTGGTTACAGATCAACTTGCAAGAGTTGGATTAGATATTAAAACTGGTGCTGTACAAACTGTTACCCGCGATTTGGGTTCTAAGATTGTAGACGTTTCAATTGCACCGTTCATTCGTTCTAGAATCGTCAATTTCTCTGCGAAGTCGATGAAACCATCTACAGAGTTGCTTGCAACATTTGATGGTGTTGATGTTACTTCATATTGTTCACCAGCAACAGAAGTTATTGTTGGTGCAAATAATGTAAATCTAAACGCATCTTCGATTTCTCTGTTCACAGGAAATACAAATGTTTCTGGTACGATTATTTCGAAAAGAAATGATCGTATTTTCATAAGAGAGACGAATCGAATTGCGAATAGCAGACTTCGATTTGAAACTGGCAACAACATTTATTGGGTTGTAAATGGATCGGTCAATACAACTCCAGTTATCGCAAACACAGTAAGAAATTACACAAGCCTCACTACAAATGAAAAGGGTGACGTTGCAGGATTCTTCTCGTTACCTAACAATAATTTCATTCGTTTTAGAACAGGCGAAAGAGAATTTAAACTTGCTGATGGTATCGAAAGAAATCTAACCACAGCAGCATCAACAAAATATGTTGCTCAAGGTCTTTCACAATCGACACAAAGAACTCTAGTTTCGACTCGCGTTGCCACAGTATCTGTTAATCCTGTTTTGGACACAAAACAAGTTTCGACAAGCAGTTTCTCAAAAACTGTTGTTGGCACAAATACCAATACAGTAGATATTACACCAGTCCCACCACCAAGACCAGCACCACCGCCAACGGTTGTTTGCAACAGTAACGTAAATGGTGCTGGAAGACAAGGTACGTGGGAATATACAGTTGAATTCGGTTCTAATACTGGTGTTTGTGGAATAAGTTATGATGCCAAGTCAATAATTCCAGATAGATTCACATTAATCTGGGACGGCAACGAATATTCAACAGGATTTGTTGGTGGAACTGGATACAATACACAATTGAAAGCTAGAGGTTTTCCTGAAGTTGTAGGTCCTAGAACTGGATCTCTCACTTTCAACAAAACAAAATCGTCACCATCAAAAGCAACTTTAAGGATCGATGCTCCCTTTACAGGTACTGAATGGAGTTATAGAGTTATTTGCCCTGCAGCAAACATTGTACCTCCAACTTTGACAACGACTCAAAGTTTAACATTTACAGTAGACATTCCAGCATCGATTCCATTCAATGCATCAACTTTTGGTGGAACTGCTCCTGCAACGATTGAAATTCCAGTCATGTTGCGTGTTAAGGCTGCTGGTACAGATGCTCGCTATATTCGCGTAAACAACTTCAATGTTGTCAATGCTGTATATTCTAGTGGTGGCGCGGCAGTAACTGGTTTCTCCTTTGGTTCGGCTCAAGTTGATTTTGATTTATCACAAACGTCTCAAGCAATCGAAAAGACTGGCGAATCGAAAGTTATTTTGACTGTACCAAGACCAGCAGTTTCTGGAAGAACTGGACCATATACATTTAGAGTTACAGCGACGGCAACTCTTTATACGAATATTGGAAGAACGACACCTTCTGGTTTGAGTGATGTTGATAGACCTAGCAATTCTTCCGTAGTATCAAGACTCGATTCACCTAGCGGAGCAATTGACCCTGTAGCACAAACATTCTTTGTTGAACAAAATCAATATCCAAACGGAATCTTTTTAGATTCGATTGATTTGTACTTTAAAACAAAATCTCTATCGTCTCCAGTTACTGTAGAATTAAGACCTACTGTAAATGGATATCCATCATCAAAAGATATTATACCGTTCAGCGTTGTTACATTAGAACCAAGTCAAGTTCAAACCACTAACGATGCATCTGTTGCAACCAACTTTAAGTTCGAATCACCAATTTATCTTCCACCTGGTGAGCATTGTTTTGTTGCTAAATGTAATACTGACGAATATACGATTTATACCGCAGTTCTTGGTGCTACACAGTTAACGAACCCCGATCTTCGTATTACGCAACAACCAGCAATCGGCTCGATGTTTAAATCTCAAAACTCATCTACTTGGACACCATTCCAAGAAGAAGATGTTATGTTCAAAATCAACAAGTGTCTGTTTAATACTGGTGATGCAAATGCTGCAACAGTTACGATGAATGTTGATTTCCCTGCTGCTGGAAATGTTGTGTATGATCTATTGTTTGTTGATGGCGAGCATTTAGACTTTGCTGCAACGAATATCGATTATTCTTATAGAGCAAAAGCACTATCAGATACTGCGAATTATACTGCAAATACACAATATCAGTTGGGCGACGATACTTCAATGCCAGAGAGAATGATTCTTCGTTCTGGTAGTGGTTCCGATCTACAACTTATTGGAACATTGACAACTGAAGATCCTAATGTCTCTCCAGTAATTGACCTTAAGAGATTGTCTACAGTTCTCGTTCAAAATATTATTAACAACGGTGAACTTTCATCGCCGAATTTCTTGATTACAGATTTTGGACAAGGATATACTGGAAATGCTAACGTCATCATAACGGGTACTGTTTTAAATCCTGCAACTGGAACACAGACAGCAGTTTCTAACGCAGCATCTGCACTTGCAGTTTATGATGCAAATACAAGTCGTCTAGATATTCAAGTAACAAATAATGGAAGTGGATATACTGGAAACGTAAGTGCAATCGTTCTAAGAGATGGTACTGCATCTTCTAACGCATTGGTGACTGTACAGAATGAAATTGGCACACAAGGTGGTAATGCTCTTGCAAGATACATTACTCGCAAAGTGACGCTTGCTCCAAGTTTCGAATCCACAGACCTGAAAGTTTTCTTCTTGGCGAGCATACCAACAAATACTTCTGTTAAAGTTTACTACAAGGCAGCACCCACAGGTCAATCTTTCGATTTGCAACCTTGGAGAGAAATGGTCGTTGAATCTGCTGGTGCACCAAGCCAAACGGGATTTGTTGACTATAAATACAAAACATATACCGAAAATGCATTACCTGGTGATGAAAGATTCCAAACATTTTCAATTAAGATTGTAATGTATTCTTCAAATCCAGTTCGTGTTCCACAAATTCGTGACTTGAGAGTGATTGCGTTAGATGACTAAGTATGCAAAAGTTGAGGAGCATGATGATTTAATTAGAGATATGCATTCTAAAGCAATTCTCAATATTGATAATCAGGCTCTTATGGAACATCGAAAGAAAAAAGAAATGATGAAAAAAGTTCTAAATAACTCTCAGAAAATTGAAAATATAGAAAATCAAATTTCTGAGATTAAACAAATGTTGTCAATTTTAATTGATAAAAATAAAGTATAAAAAATGCCAATTAATCAGATATCTACCAGTAATACTTTTGCTCAGTGGTTAACTGCGACCCAGGGTTTGATTGAAAAATCAAACTTCTATGAAACCACTACAAACTTAGTTTTTACGACGGCTAATAATACTGTTGATGTTTATAGCAATACAGTTAACGTCTATAGTAATACGGTAAGTGTCTATGGCAACACGAATAATGTTTACAGCAATACAATAAGCGTTTATGGTAATACTGTAAATGTATATAACAGTATTCAAACTTATGTCAATTCAGCATTTAATACAGCAAATACTGCGAATGTTGTAGCAAATAATGCATTAACAACAGCACAATCAGCATATGATTTAGTTGCAACGATTGCTTATTCTGGTTATTCTGGTTTCTCTGGTATCTCCGGTTATTCTGGAAATTCAACTTCTGGTTTCTCTGGAATTTCTGGTTATTCTGGTTTCTCTGGTATTTCAGGATTCTCTGGAATTTCTGGATATTCGGGCATTTCTGGATACTCTGGAAGATCAGGTTTTTCTGGTGTTTCTGGAATCTCTGGATACTCGGGCGATTCGACTTCTGGTTTCTCGGGCATTTCTGGATACTCCGGCATTTCAGGATATTCAGGCATAAGTGGTTATTCGGGAAGATCGGGTTTCTCCGGTTTCTCAGGAATTTCGGGTTATTCAGGAATCTCAGGTTATTCGGGCATTTCTGGATTCAGCGGAATCTCTGGTTTTAGTGGTATTTCTGGATACTCTGGTATTAGCGGTTATTCTGGTTCTGGAGTTTCTGGTTTCTCGGGTATCTCGGGTTATTCAGGCATCTCGGGATACTCTGGCATTTCAGGATTCTCCGGAATCTCTGGTTTCTCTGGCTATAGTGGCATCAAAGGTGACAAGTATAGTACGACAAGTGCGACTTCTCTGTTAATAGGACTTGGCACAAAGACGTTAAATGTTGAAACAAATCTAGCATACTCTGCTGCACAAGAAGTTTTAGTTGCTAATAATAGCACAAACTTTATGCAAGGAACTGTCACATCATACAGTTCTGCTAATGGTCAATTAGTGATCAACGCTACAACATCAACTGGATCTGGTACATATACTCTTTGGAATGTGAATCTTGCTGGTATTGTTGGACAATCTGGTTACTCTGGATCTGGTATTTCCGGTTATAGTGGTTTCTCTGGTTATTCTGGTATAAGTGGTTATTCGGGCATCTCTGGATACTCTGGCATTTCGGGTTACTCTGGCATCTCTGGTTACTCAGGACGTTCTGGATTTAGTGGAATTTCAGGCTACAGCGGCATTTCTGGTTATAGTGGTTCTGGCATTTCAGGATATTCAGGTATTTCAGGATATTCGGGAACTTCGGGATACTCTGGCATCTCTGGTTACTCTGGCATCTCTGGTTACTCTGGCATCTCTGGTTATTCTGGAAGATCGGGCTTTTCAGGATCTGGCATTTCTGGTT